GTTGACAAGAACTACCATTCAGAAAACCCCCTATGCGATGCGAATAATTGCGCTGGTCACGTCAGCAGCGGGGAATACAATTTGAAAGTCGCCCACGTTAGAAACCTTGTCACTTCCAAAATCCAACACCAGCACCGCGGGATCGCCGGCCGCCGTGTCGTTGTATATCAACGCACCCCGAGCTGTGATCGTAGCCGACGTAAACGTGATGTCAGCGAAATCTGCAAAGGCCGCGGTCCCGCTCACCGCGGGCGTAACCGTTGTCAAAGCACCGCCGCCCGCAACATATGAGCCAGATTCGCCAACTTCATTTGACGCTGTGTATGCCGTGGTTGCGGCGTTCAAAGACGCGCTATTGGTGAACAACGCCAACTTGAAGACATTGCCGGTGCTGGCGGTGAAGTTGTGGACCCCTTGCAGCAGCTCCTGCTTAAACGAAGTGCAAAGAAAGTTTCCCGAAAAAGCCATGTCAGAGTCTCCGTATCAGGTCTGCCAGATCCGAATGACCAGCATCGTTGAGTGCGTTATACACGGTTGTGCGGTCTGAAGCGACAGCATCTTTGATGCAACCCGTCACCACAGAAGCAACCTGCGTTTTATAAGCACGAGCTTGTTCTCGAATTGCAGGATGAGCTGTGTCGGCAACAGAGACAATCTTGTCAGCGCAGCGTGCGGCGTGCTCTTCGGCACTGAACCCTCGGTCGGATGTTGTCCGCACCTGCACCGCCATTGTGCCCATTGTTCCAATGTTCATTGTTGTCTCACTTGCCCGTCGCGATAATCATCGCGTTTGCTACGCACATCTATGCCGGTTAACTGACCAAGCGCGGAGTTGTATTGCTTTTCGTAAGACGCCATGATGTCGGCCTCACCTTTGAGGTAAACATATGCTTCAACGATCGCTCCGTTGAGCAGCACGGCCTCTGCGTTTTCACCAAGCCACGATGTTTCAGATTCCACGATAGACACGGGGTCGTAATAGTAGTGAATTTCTGCGGTATAATCGGCGTCCGTCGACGGAGCAATTATAAAGTTTCCCGGATTACCCACCGTGTCGCCATCAAACTGAGCGTAATACCGAGGGAGCCCTGTTGTGGATGGGTTCGGATACGCTTCGCGCAGAAGGTTGACGTCCTTGTCGTACAGGTACGAATAATTACCGGAACCGTCGATCAGGGCCAACGAAAATACTGACAGGAAGTCGGAAGGTCGAGCCACGTACTGAGACCCAGCCGCGACCGTGGCCGTTGCGTTCTTGCGAAGCTCCGGGATCATGATCGTGCGATACACGCGCTGCTCGGTTTGACGAACAAAACGCGGGATGTTGGCCACAAAAGTCGGTTCGCGTTGTTCCGTGTAATCTTGGATCAATGCAACGAGTTCAGTATAGTTCATGGGTCAACCTCCTGTAACGACGGTGACGGTGCCCACAGCAGCTGTGAGGTAAATCTCGGGATGCCCAACTGGCCGCCAACCAAATAGACCGATCGACTGTAGCCGGTTGTTGTCAGGGCGAGGCTCACGCAGCGACATGGGATCAGTGATGCGCAACCTGCCGATAAAGTTCTGAGGTTGATCGGGATCTGCCACGTCTTTTCCAACCCGCAGCCCCGTGCGTGTACCGTTGACGTATTCGTAGACGAGATCCGACAGCAGATACTGAAAACCCGTTTTGTCGCAAATACCAATAGCTTTGCTGCCGCGTGCAAACTGACCCATCAGTAAATCCCCGGCGAGAAGAACGTCGGAGACTTGTCGCGGTCTTCAGCAGCCGCAAGGGCGAACTGTTCGTCGTATATCTGTTTGAGCACCATAACGCGCGCCGCCGCCTCGGGCTTCTTTGACGCAACTCTGAAAGCCAAGCCCGCAACGAGAGCCGGTACAAACCGAGAAGGAACAGGCGCACCAGCGCCGACCCCCGAGGCCAGACCGTCGATACCCGCAAGTCGGTAAAAGAACAGTTCGTATTTGTCGGTGGTGTCAGGCACCGGCCAGAGCGTCATGTTTGTGGTGAGACCGCGATCAATATAAATCTGGGTTGGCCTGCCCAACAAAGCCTTGGCGGACTGGGCCGCGTATGTCGAGACACTGATCCTCTGCAGCGCGGTGTCGGCTTGGCTCACCCCTGTTCCAATACGCAGCTGATGCTCAATGACGTCGATGGTCTCGTCAGGGGCCGCGTATGTCGACTGTCCGGCAATCAACGGGATTGTTCCAGAAACCACGGTGAATAGGTTAATGCCGCGGTTCTGCCACTCAAGAGTCAACAGGTTCAGGCTACGTCTCGCAGAACGCATATCGTAGCCCGATCGCATCTCCACGCCGGCTTGCTCGTATGCTTCTTCAAAAAGCTCTGCGATATCTGGTACAACAACCGCCATGGATCACTTCCTAAACTTGGCCGTCTTCTTGGCTATCTTCTTCGGTTGTGCCACAAACTGCTTGCCTTTGCGAGTACCTTTTCGCTTGGCCTTTGAAGTGGCCGCGTATTCGGCAGGGCTAAGCGCATCTCTGGCCTTTTTTGGCAAGTATCGCTCACCAGTGGCCTTGGCGCCCTGAGTTGAAGGTTTGCCGCTCTTGGTGCCCCAATCTTCCTTGCCCCACTTACTTAGGCTTTTTTGACTTTTTGCTTTTGCCATCTGTTCTAGCCTTTGCGGTTTTACCAAGGTCTTTGTAGTGGACCAAAGTTTTTGATGACTTGGACATCGCAGCGCCGGTCATAAGCGTTCCATCTTTGTGCTTGTGGGTCGCGCCCTTGTGCTCAGTCCCGTCCTTGAGATAATGCTTAACGCCCTTCATTTGTACCCGCCCCCATTCTCCTTGTATCGTTTGGCAAGCATTTGCGCCTTTCGAGCACTCCACTGACCAGCCGACCCGCCCTTGCTGCCCGCCTTTATCGTACCAAACAGCCGCTTGCGCATCGTGGGCTTGGTGTAGTTACCCGCCTCATTGACCTTGGACTTTGAAGCGGGCGTTTTTGATGGCTTCGCCATTAGCACATCTTGCCTTTTGTGCGCCCCTTCATGACGGCACCATCGGCCCGTGTTACCTTTCCACCAGATTTCATATAGCTGACCTTGCCACCGGCTTTCATACCGCCAACCCCAGAGGGTAAACTTGGCCCACTCATGCCGCTCGGGCGACTTGGGCCCCCTGTTCCACTTTTGCGCCGATCGTCTTTTTTATCATCACGGGCAGCGTTAAGCAGCATCGCGAGAGGGCTGAACTTGGCCAAAGCACCCCCTATTGCCTTCTTCTTAACAGGCTTTTTCATTCGATTTCCTTTCAGTTGGCTACCCATCTGGGCTCTTGAGATTGACATTAGCAGTTCCACGCTCGCAGGCTCTTGTTGATCCGGCTATCCGGGTCTTTGGCGGTCTTGGATGACGTGTTCTTGGCTTTCATGCCTTTCATTCTAGCACAAAAACTCTTGCGGCGCGCGGCATCTTTTTTGGTCTTTGGTTTCGGCGCAGGGGGCTTGAGGTTCATACCCTGCTTTTTCGCCGAAGCTCTACCCTTGGCGTTAAGTCCGCCTTTGGGATTTTTCCCTGCCTTGCGGGTCCAAGCTGGAGATTTAGTCATTACAAGCATACCTCAGCGTGCGTCGCAATTGCCACCTGTATTTCCTCTTGGGTCCGAACGGTGTCAGATCGTGATCGAGTCGGCAGGCTATCCCGCCATTCGGCGCAAAGCGCAACCTCAGTCGCGCCAACCAGCGTCATCGTATTTACGCAGCCGCTCGTCAGAAGTAGCATCAGAAGCGCGACGCTGAATGTCTTGGGCATTTTCCAAATCCTCAATTTTTGCGTCTTTGCGGTCGTCCTTAACTGCGTCTTTTCTGATTGCGAAGTAGCCAGCGACCAGACCTAAGACAATCGCAGCACCGCCGTAGATTTTAGCCATGAGCCAAGTCATTTGCTTTTACCAACCGGCGTGGTTGTAACGCTGCGCAGATACAGGTTTGCAATACCCATGACGATTGACGCACACATGCCGAGCATTCCAGCTTGTTCAGATGTGATCGGCAGCTGATCCGCGTATTGCATTGCAGCCGCTGCGACCATGACAATGATGGACACGGCGTTCACTACGATTGTGCGATAACCTTTCATGACTTGCCCCCAAATAACGACTGCAGGAGGGTTGTCAGCCAGTGAACCGGTGCAGCGGGTGTCGCGGTAACGGGCGCGGCTGATGTTCCCGTATGAGATACGCGCCGCCCCATGCGTTTGAGAACATCGTCACCGCTCATCGTGCGCAACTGGCCGATCAGCTTGCCTTTGCCGTTGGTTTTCCAAACCGGAATACGGTCCCCGTTGGCGTCATAGTCTCCCGTATGGAATAGGTCCATTTCGGCCGTCCTGCGCTTGCGAAGTTCAGGCGGTCTAAGCCAGCCCATAAAGTGGCGCTTGGCGTCTGGATCGTGTGCGTTAATTGCTTTGGTCAGCTTGGCGCGGTGTATCCCGCCTGTGTTCAGGTCAAAGGACACAAGCGCGTCAAACTCATGCTGTGCCAAAGGAACCTTTATTGCCGCGTTGACGCGCTTTTCATACTTGACGACATCTTGGGCAAACAGTTTCAAAGCCTTGTCGATTTCTTTGTCTATGTCTGCGGGCATTGCCAGCGACATTTTAGCAGGGTCGGGCCCGCCCGCGTTCTTTGTGTGACCGATGCCGTATGTTAGTACGCCTGCGCTGTCGTAATATGGCGCAGGGACGATGCCCTCATGCTCTGCAATCTCTAGGGTTCCGCGTGTTGATACTCTCATCACTCTCTCCTTTTCCGTGTCATGTGCCGAAAATAAGCCGCAAAATGCTGTCTTTGAAAAACCCAAAACCCAAGATAACAAGAGTACCGATGAACCCCAAAACAATCATAGCTCCGGCAAACCGCGCACGCCATCCCGTCACCATATCCGCAACAGGCTCAACCCGATCCAACCGCGACACGATCTTCTTGTGACCTTGCTGCAATTCCAAAAGCGTGCTGTTGACCCGCTCACGATTTGCCGCCGCCGCCGCGTTTGTCTCCTTGCGGTCCTCGCGGTCGCGTTCCAACCTGTTGTTCATCGCCTCAATTTGGGCAGTGAGTGCGCCAATAGCTTGCGCGGTATTTTGCTCTTCTGCCATCTTCTAGGCTCCCTATTGTTTTCTCACAACAACTTGTTTGCAGGATGAGCAACAGTTGCAGGATCAATCAACTCAACCCCTCGCATTGCTGTCCCGTCTTCCTGCGCGTTTGCTACGATAGTAGACCCGTAATGGGTCCAAAGCGTAGCCCATTGCATCCACTCACCACGAGCCACCATTTCAGGTCCAAGCCAGAAGTTCACGTGATACCTTGTGTCAAGCACTGGGGCGGTAGTCTCATTGCCCTCTGCATCATAAACGCCTGCCGTGAGGACGTGTGAGCCTAGTTCTGCGATAGTGACGTCAGGTGCAGAGATAAGAGGCCCAGAGGCAGGCACAGCGGCTGTAACCACGTTGCCTGCCTCGTCTAGCACCTCAGCTTGTGCAGGGTTGGTGTAGACCTTGAGCTTAACTTCAAGAGCCTGAGCATCAAACGTAGCTTTGTCTGTTGCTCGAACCATGCACCATAGGTTTCCACGATCCATGACTGCGTAGATACGAACTCCGTCGATGATTAGTTGTTCAATCATGTGCTTGTCTCCGCAATGCCAGCATCGCCAATGTCACCCGTTGTTCCACCCCACATGATGAACTCTTGGATCACTTGCGGCCCGCCTGAAGGTGCAATGATAAGGTCCGTTGTGGATAGATCAGGGAAAGCAACTGGTGTTGTGTCGGCTGTCAGTGCAGTGCCGTCAACAGCTCCGTTGATGAAGGTTGAACCGTGGCGTGAGGCGATGGACATAGGTACGTTAATGCTGGGAGAGTATGCACTAACAGACTGCACAAAGTCTTGAGTATTACCAGCCTCTTGGACGAAAACAACGTCTCCGGTCCCTGAATCCGTATCAAGTCTTAATACAATGTTGTCACTAGCGTCTTTAAC